AGTTTTGGTAGCTTAATTAACGGTGAGAAAGGTTTAGATGTAATTGTATCTCACTTTCAAACTAGGTATCCAGAATGGCAAGAGAGAGGTGATAGTACAGCCGCTCCAGTAGGTACACACTTGAATCCACCATCAGATGCTGTTGAAGAAAAAGGTGGTAGATATAGATTATCTAATGGTAATTATGTAGAAAAGACAATGTATTTCTATGTAATAGCTATTTTAGAAAATGGATCTAGATCTGCTGTAATACCTATGAGATCTTCTAATCTGACTCCAGGTAGAGATTTGAATGATATGATTTCAAATTTAAGAATGGAAGACGATAAAGGTTCATTTCAACCGGCATCTTATACCGCTATGTTTAATTTAAAAACAGCAGGTAAGAGTTGGGGTGATAAGAACTGGCATGTATATAAACCTTCTTTAGTAAGAATGTTAAATGTTTCTAATGCTAAAGATGCTGAATTATATCAAGCAGGTCAAAAACTACAATCTGAAGTAGCTAAAGGTTCTACACAACCTAAATACGAAAAGATTGAAGAAAAAAAATCCAAAGATATTATCTAATCCCTAAAGGGACACTGGTCAGTGGAGGCGGCATTGGGAGACTACTGCCGCCTTTATTAAAAATAAAAAAATGATAGGATGGATGGTATGAAAGATTATATAAAATATTTTGAGGGATTAAAAAGAAATTATGGTGTCTGTAAAACTAATGAAGGTCATGTAGATTCTGAAACAGGTAAGAAAAGATATCCTCATGAGTGGGCACAAAAAGAAGTTACAGAAAAAGATTACGAAGAGCATTTAAAAGGAATTAAATCTATAGGTATTCAACCTTGTACTGATGAAGGTACTGCAAAATTTGGTGCAATTGATGTAGATAAATATCCAATTGATAGACAATTCTATTTACAAATTATTCAAGAAAAAAATTTACCGGTTATCCCTGTCCTATCAAAAAGTGGTGGATTACATTTATATGTGTTCACCACTGAGTTTGTTAAAGCTAAAGAGATAAGAGATTTTTTAGAACAGTTATTATTTTTATTTAAGTTACCAATCAATACAGAAATATTTCCAAAGCAAACTTCATTAGGTGAAAATGCAGATGGAGAAAGGACAAATGGTAATTTTATAAATTTACCTTACAACAATAATTCAAGAAGAGCATTACTTCCAACAGGTGAAGAAATGGATTTAGATATGTTCTTAAAAGTATTAGATGCAAATGCTCAGACAGCAAAACAATTAAAAGAAATACAAACAAATATAATTCAAGATGAATTAACCGGTGGAGATAAAGAATTTGATGATGGTCCTCCATGTCTAGGAATATTAACTAAAGAAATGATGACAGATGGTAGAGATAGATTTCTATATAACTACATGGTGTTTGCTAAGAAAAAGTATCCAGATAATTGGCAAGATAAAATTATAGAAGCAGCAAGAAAATATTTTGAGTTTGATAGCAATTGGACAGATGTACATGTAAGTCAAAAGATTAAGAGTTGGGCTAAACAGAAAAAAGGCTATACTTGTAATGATTCTTTGTTAGCACCTGTGTGTGTTAAATCAGTTTGTGTCAAAAGAAAGTTTGGTGTTATATCTGATAACAAACCTAGATGGCCTGTACTAACAGCATTACAGAAATTAAATATTAAACCTACACCAGAATGGTATTTTACAGTAGAAGATGAGAAGGGACAAACTAAACAGATACACGCTAAAAATATTCATAAGATAGAAAGTCAAAAAGAATTAAGAGCATTGGTAATGGAACAAGCACATATTGTACCCCCTACAATTAAAGCTAATGATTTTCATGAGATACTAAAAAATTTATTTGAGAAACATAAATTAGAAATAATAAATCCTGCAGAAGGTACCAATCCTTCAGATGTATTGATGGATCATATCAATAGATATATTAACGAACCAGAAGCTAAGAAACATACTTCATTTAAAAGTGGTAGACCTTTATTGGATAGTGAATATGCATATTTTTCTTATGCTGCTTTCTATGATGATATGAAAACTTTTGAATGGAAAGATTCTTCAGCTAAAACTTCTTTGATGATAAAAAGTTTATTTAATAGTGAAAAAGAAGATGAACAAGCAAAGTTTGATCACAGCAAAAGATTTCCAGGGAAAGATGCAAAAGGTAATTCATTTCCACCATTAAAAACTTTGAGACTTCCTTTAAAATTTTTAACTTTAGAAAAGAATGTAGAAGAGAGACACAACTTTGTTAGTGAGGAAGATATTATCTAATGATATATAAATACTTTGGACCTCCAGGAACAGGTAAGACATTTAAATTAATAAATAGAGCAAAAGCTTATGCTAGAACAGGTACACCTTTAAATAAAATAGGTTATTTTGCTTTTAGTAGAAAAGCAGCATTAGTCGCTAAGAAAAGAATGCCAGCTGATGATAAAAATTTACCTTACTTCCAAACTTTACATTCATTCTGTTTTCATTTCTTGAGTCTAAAAGAAGAAGATATTATGCAGCCTTTTCATTATGAGAATTTTGGTAAGAAAATTAATGTTAATGTTAAATACACAGACAAATACAATAAGGAAGAGATAAATTATTTAACCTGTGATAATTCATACTTTCAAATAATTAATAGAGCAACTAATAGATGTGTAGATATTTCAGAAGAATATGATCTTAACGAACATAATAACAAAGAAGTTAAATGGGAAATTTTAAAACACATACATGATAATTTAAAAGATTATAAGGAAAAGAAAAAGCTATATGACTTTAATGATTTAGTAGATCTAACTATTAAAAGAAAAGATGATCCAAATTTTCCAACATTTAAAACTATTTTTATTGATGAGGCACAAGACTTATCTCCATTACAATGGAAGTTATTTGATACTTTAAAAGATAAAACTGAAGATATGTACTTAGCAGGAGACGATGACCAAGCTATCTTTGCTTGGGCAGGTGCAGATGTTGAAAGATTTATTACAGAACCTGGTAAGGAAAAAATATTAAAGTATTCAAAAAGAATATCTAGAGCAGTACAGGAAGACTCACAGAAACCTATAGAAAGAATTATAGGTATGAGAAAAGAAAAAAATTATTTACCTAGAGATTTTGAAGGTGAAACTTCAACCATAGCTAATTTAAATCAAATAGATTTAACTAAAGATAAATGGTTAATTTTAAGTAGAACTATATCTAGACAAGTAGAAATAGCTAAAGAATTAAAAAAGAAAAATTTATTTTATGAAACTAATAAAGGTAAAAGTTTTAAAGTAGGTTTATATAAAGCATCAGTTAATTATGATTTGTGGTGCAAAGGTAAAATTTTAGAAGATAGAATTATAAAAGATATTAAAGAACAAACTGGAGAAGTTGAATGGGATTCATCTATTAATTGGGTAGATGCATTTAAAGAAGCAGATGAGAGAGAAGTTTTATATATAAAAAATATGTTAGATAATGGAGAAAATTTAGATGAGCCTGCAAGAATTTGGTTATCCACTATACATGCAGCGAAAGGTGGAGAAGAAGATAATGTAATTTTATGTTTGGATATGGGGAAGAAAATCCTTAAATCTATAAAGAAAAGCGAAAGCCGATCTGATGAAGAACATAGAGTCTGGTACGTAGGGACTACTAGAGCAAGAAATAACCTATATAAACTAAAAGCAAAAATAAAACGTAAAGGATACCAGTTATGACAACTAAAGACATGTTTGATAGTTCATTTCCACAAGATAAACAAATCGGTGGATCTCACTACAAGGACTTTCATATTCAACCATATGAATTTATATCTAAGAATGACCTTTCTTTTTTTCAGGGAAACGTTATAAAGTACGTGTGTCGCTACAAGAACAAGGCGGGAATACAAGACCTTGAAAAAATAATTCATTACTGTGAATTACAAATTAAAACAATGAAAGATTTAAAGAAAAAATAATGATCATACCTCAAACTGAATGGTTACCACCAAAAGAATTTCCTGATCTAAGACAACATGAAGAAATTGCTATTGACTTAGAAACAAGAGATCCAGAATTAAAGAGCAAGGGCTCAGGGGCCATTACAGGTGTTGGAGAAGTTGTAGGGATAGCTGTGGCTGTAGAAGGTTGGAAAGGTTATTTTCCAATAGCACATGAACAAGGTCCCAACATGGAACGTAAGAAAGTTTTAGAATGGTTTAAAGATGTTTGCGAATCACCTGCTGTAAAAATATTTCATAATGCAATGTATGACGTATGTTGGATACGTAATTTAGGTATAAAAATCAATGGTTTAATACTAGATACTATGATTGCATCATCATTAATAAATGAGAATAGATTTTCATATACCTTAAATACTTTATCTTGGCATCATTTAGGTAAAGGCAAAAATGAAGCTAAACTAATTCAAGCTGCTAAGGAAAGAGGATTAGATCCTAAGGCAGATATGTGGAGATTACCGGCAATGGAAGTTGGAGGATATGCAGAACAAGATGCTGTATTAACTTTAGAACTTTGGCAAAAAATTAAAAAAATAATTATTGAAGATGATATTCAAGATGTATTTAATCTTGAGACTGATCTTTTTCCTTGTTTAGTTGATATGCGTTTCCTAGGGGTTCGGGTAGATGTTGAGAAAGCCAATCAATTAAAAGCAGCACTGGCAATAAAAGAAGAAAACCTATTACAACAAATAAAAATAGAAACAGGAGTAGATATTCAGCTAATGGCGGCAAGATCAATTGCACCGTTGTTTGACAAACTGAAATTACCTTACGATAGAACTGTAAAAACTGGTGAGCCATCATTTACTAAAAATTTTCTTGTTAATCATAAACATCCCGTAGTCAACATGATAGCAGAAGCTAGAAAAATAAACAAGGTTAGAACAACTTTTATAGATTCTATTATTAAACATGAACATAAAGGTAGAATTCATGCGGATATAAATCAAATACGATCAGATGATGGAGGAACTGTTACGGGTAGATTCAGTTACTCTAACCCTAACTTACAACAGATTCCTGCAAAGGATCCTAATACAGGTCCTTTGATTAGATCTTTATTTATACCTGAGAAAGGGTGCAAGTGGGGTACGTTTGACTACTCGCAACAGGAACCAAGGCTTGTAGCACATTACTCATTACAATTTGAATTACCTTCTGTTAATACAATTGCAGATTCATATGAGAATGATCCTAATACAGACTTTCACCAAATTGTAGCAGAGATGGCTCAGATTCCTAGAAGTCAAGCTAAAGTAATTAACTTAGGTCTTTTCTATGGAATGGGTAAAGCTAAACTTATGAATGAATTAGATTTAACAAAAGATAAAGCTGAAGAATTATTTAAAAAATATCACGAGAACGCACCTTTTGTAAAACAACTTACAAACAAAGCTATGAATGCAGCAGCTAGTAAAGGTGTAATTAAAACTATACTTGGAAGACGTTGCAGGTTTCCTAAATATGAACCTGTGCTTAAAGGAAATGATTGGGGAACTTATGTACCTGCAGAAGATGAAGAACGTATGAGAGAACTTCAAGAAATGGGACCAGAGTTAAAAGATTTTGAAGGTAATGTAATGAAAGATAAAAATGGTAAACCAAAAAGAAACTATTGGCATAATAATCCAACACGTAGAGCTTTTACTTACAAAGCATTAAACAAATTAATTCAAGGTAGCGCTGCAGATATGACTAAAAAAGCTATGGTTGACTTGTATAAAGAAGGTTTATTAGCTCATATACAAATACATGATGAACTTGATTTTTCTGTTGAATCAGATGCACAAGCTGATAAAATAAAACAAATAATGGAACAAGCAGTTAATCTAGAAGTTCCAAACAAAGTTGATTATGAGTCTGGACCTAACTGGGGAGAGATTAAATAATGGAGATTTTATATGAGTTTAAATATATGCAAACTGTGCAAACGTGC